TTTAGATGACTATGTAAGCAAGTACATTAGTGATTTAAAAGACACTACTATAGCAGATGTTTATAACGCTGATACAAGTTCATACGGAGATTACTATCGTCAAGACAATGACTTCGTAAGGTTTTTTATTCCTGCTAGCTCAGCATTAAATCCTGGTGAAGCTGGTGTTATAGGTCAAAACCCTGTAGATAAACCAATTATATTTCCATACATAGACTTCTGTAACGATGTAGATGGGAAGTTTGGGTATGGAGAAAGACAGTTTACCGAGTACGGTACGGGTATGGATAGAGCGGGTATTGTACCTGTGTTTTCTGTAAAAAACTTTTTAACTACACTGGGGTACTGGCTAACGGCTCAAGGATTTAGCACTCGTGTAGACAGTAAGTTATTTGCGTTAAACTACGCTGAGGCTATACCAGACTTTGAAGCTGAGAAGCTACAGATGCTTATTCCTTGTAAGCTTGAAGCTGATGTAAATACAAACACTAGAGAGTTTTTCCTTCGTCAAGCACCGTTTTGGGCAGGTACAAATGAAAGCTTAACGGGAAATAAAACTCTTGACCAAGTAGATAAAGAGTTTATATCCAATTACTTTTGGAATTCAGAAACTTTTGGTAATTATGGTGCGTCTACTACAGACCCTGAGACAGGTTTAATTACACCCGTAACAACTAAAACAGATTACGGTCTAGATGCAACAAACGCTGCGTATCCAAACGATTTAGCCTTTGGCTATGAAAGAGGCTATTTTGCTCCTTTTATGTCTTTCAATGCAGGGATGGCTTTTAACTCTGGCAACGCCTCGGCTGTTGTAACTAATATGGATTTTGAAATACCTGTTATTGGTGAAGACGGTCTAACTTATCAAATAGATGTAGCAGACCCAAATAGCACAATGACCTTTGGTATATTCATTGGTGTATGGGAGAATGGTGAGATGGTTAAGAAGTTAAGGTTAGAGGACTCAACTCAAACAGCTATTGAGCTTTCTATATCAGATGCAATACCTCAAAGAGGAAGCTCTCAAAAGGTATGGGTCAGTGGAAGTACCGATTATCATTTCTTTGAAGACAATAGTTACAGAAGACCAGTGGTGTTTGCACCAAGTGTTCAGAATGTAGAAGATGAGCTTAGATGGGTACTTGAAGACGAGCTATTCCTACCTAGCGATACCGATATAGAAATCTCTGGTGAGAGTAGATACGGTATTAACTATTTCATTGAACCACTACAAGGAGAGGTTGTAGCCCGTGTAGCCGACAACTATGTTAATCAAGGAACTGGTAACAACAGAAGAAAAGAAGCTATATCTACGATAGCAAATACCTATACTACAGAAGATGTTAGAAAGGCTATTACTAGAACTGAGGACTACGCACAGTTAAATATTAAGTTTTTAGCCAATGCAAACTTCAATCCTTACTTTGTAGATGACGTTTATAATATTTATGAGTCTCTACAAAACACAGCTACCCTTACTCCATACGATGTATTATTAGGTATATGTAAAAGATTTAATTGTGGAATCTATTACGAGAAAGTAGGTAGTCAAAACGTACTAAGGATAGACCCGCTTCATTTGATGAGAAGCGGTAATCAAGATATAAACGACTTAGTAGATGACCTTAAGTCTGTAAAGGTATACCTTGGAGGTGACAAAGTCAAGGATTTGACAATAAATAATAAAGATTACGGACTTTATTTTGACGATGAGTACGATAAAGATATCACTATAGGTAGCACTACTCAAGAGATAAACGCAGATGGTGTATCTGATTTAGTTATAGATTTTAAATCTTCAGTGTACTATAAGTCAGTGTGTGGCGAAGCATTATTCCAACCAGAGAATGATAACCTTATAAACGGTATTGTCTCTTCTAACGAAGTTTCTTTTACGCCTAACTTGTTTACAAAACATCAGGATATTGGGCTGAGATTTGCTTATGTAGATAAACCCCTCTTCAACACAATAATCAAAAAACCTTTTGTAGTTAATAGTGAGGCTAGACCTAATATACTCACGATAACTCAAAGGATATATAAGAACTTTGCAATAATGCCTTTTAACGGTAGATTGTTTCACTACAATACTCAAGGGTGGAATCTACTAGCTGAGGACAAAGACGGTAACACAACCGACTACTACACCTTCTATACAGATAACGAAAAGATAAAGTATTCTAATCGTCCTACTATAGAATTTAATATGGTACTACAAACTTCAGAGCTTGCGTCTTTAGACTTTTTCTTCAAGACTTTAGGATCAACTAGAATAAATCAGTCTGAGATATTAGTAAAGAGTGCAGAGGGTGAAGTCTTTGAAGACTACGCTTACTTGACTATTAAAGGATTACTACAATAATTGTAAATTAATACAATGGCTACATACAACGACTACCCACAATCTGCTACTAACAACGCTAAAAAAGTTCTTGAGTGGAAGAAGAAACACGGCAAAGAAGTTAAAGGAATGACTTCTGTGGGCTGGACTCGTGCAAACCAATTAGCATCAAGAAGAAAACTATCATATGAGACTATTGCTAGAATGGCTGCGTTTAATCGTCATAGAAAGAATGCTGCGATTGACCCTAAGTATAAGGACACGCCTTGGAAAGATAGAGGCTATGTTGCTTGGCTTGGTTGGGGAGGAACAAGCGGTGTTAACTGGGCAATTAGAAAAGCTGAGTCTATACGAAAAGGAACAGTTAAGGCAAGTGCGGATGTGGCTAACGTCCCGTGGGGTGACCGTAAAATCAAGGATAAAAAATAACTACAACGGTTTTTTTGACAGATTTAAAATAAAATAAAATGGATAAGTTACCATTATTTGATATATCATTAGAAGACATCGCTCAAGGGATGTACAAGATTTCTCTTGTAGACAAGCCCGCTATTGAGGAAGACTTTATTCACTTCAATGAAGTTGAGAAAGTACAGATGTTTGCTGATGAAAAGAAGAAAGAGGTTGTAGGGCCTATTATGATTCCTAATAAGGAGATCCTACGATTCTCACCCGATATGGGATACTACTATGTACGATTCACTGAGGAGACTATTCAGCAAATTATGTACAAGTATTCTAAGGAAGGACTATTTAACGCATTTGGTATTAACCACTCCTACGATACTGATGAGGTGGTTATGCTTGAAGTTTGGACTAAAGAGAGTGATAACGATAAGTCAGTAGACTATGGTTATAGCTTACCAAACGGAACCGTATTCGTAAAGGCAAAGATTGAGTCTGACGAATTATTTACTGCAATTGAAAATGGAGAGATTAATGGTTTCTCTATTGAGATTAAAGCGGATATTAAACCAACAATTAATAACGAAGAACAAATGAATGAATTTGCTTTCGCCAAAGAACTTGGTAAGTTAGAGGCTCAATTTGAGGCTATGATGAACAAGTACGAGGCAAGAATTGAGGCTTTGGAGAACGAGAATAACTCGCTCTTGGAAGTTATGACATCTTTTGAAGAAAAGTTCGCTGGCGTTGAAGACTTAAAGTCTGCCGTTGAAATGATTCAAAAGCACATCGAGTCTATGGGCACATCTGAAGAAAAAGAGATGGCTGAAGACAAAGATGAAGAAAAAGAAGAAATGGCTTCTGATGATAAAGAAGAGGAAATGACTTCTGACGAAGAAGAAATGGCCTCTGAAAAAGAAGAAGAGGTTATGAAGGAAGAAGAGAAATACTCTGCTGAAGAAGAAACTAACGAGTTGGAAGTTGAGGAGCAATTTGCTGCTGAACAAAAAGCTGAGGAAGTATCTGAATCTGTAGAAGATAAGACAGTTGTTTTTGATGCCATCACTCCAGAGAAGATGGATATCATCAATAACTTCTTCAACCGTAAGTAATTATTGTAAATTAAGTAAAACGAATCATTTTTTAAAACTAATATAAAATGGCAAATAATATGAATTTCGGTGTTACAGGTGTAACTGGTGATTGGGGAGACCGCAGACCAGACTTGTTTATCGACACAATGGTAAAATCAGCAGCTGTGCTGAACCGTTTCTCTATCGTTGATGGAGTAAAAAGTAAATTGAACGTACCAATCTTCTCTGTATCTGCTCAAGCAGGTGACGGTGACGGATTTGTTGCTGGTGCTAACTGTTCATTCGATGAGACTTTCGATGCTGCAGTTACTGAAAAAGAGATGACTGTTCAAACTTTCCACTGGGGTTTCAAAAACTGTAAGGACGCTCTAGAGTCTTCTTACCGTGGTTTGATGCTTAAGAAAGGTCAGTTGAACCCAGAAACATTGGATGCTGAATTCCGTTCTTGGATCTTCGACCGTTTCGCTAAATTAGCTGCTCAGAAAGCTTTAGTTCAAGCTAACACTGAACTTCTTGCTGAAATGAAGTCTGGTGGCGATGCTGTACCAGCTGCTCAAGTTCTTGATATCGGTGCTACTGCTATCTCTTCTGCTAACATCTTAACTCATATGGAAGATGCATACGAGAAAATGTCTGCTGTAATGGTTGCTGCTGTATACGGTGATGCTGATCGTGAGTTCAAGCCTGCTTACTTCTTAGGAAGCGTTGCTTACCAATCTTACCAAATCGCTATCGCTAACAAGCACACAACTACTCCTGAAGGTATTATCAAAGGTGAGATTCCAACATACTACGGTATGGAAGTAATCCATATGCCATCTTTGAGTGCTGACCACTTCTTCTTGTCTGCTCCAAGCAACTTGGTATTGTTGACAGATAACTACAATGATACTGGTGCTATCGGTAACGAATACGAAGCTAAAGAGCAAGCAGAATACTTGTTTGGTCGTTTCAAGTTAGGTTTCGATTACTACAAGGGTGAGGAAATGGTTCTTGCTTACGATGCTGCCTAATCATAATTAAATAATAACGGAGGGGCCTTGTGCCTCTCCATTTAATACCTTATAAATAATGGCTTGTAATACTGTAATTGCTGGAGTTTCTTACTCTTGTGATGACCTAGCCCTAGGAGGGCTTACAAAAATCTACATTGGCGATAAAGCTAACTTAACTGCAGGTGTTACACCTTTGGTTTCTGTAGCTTCTAATGTAGTTACTATTACTCCTGCAACTTCCGACCTTCTTGCTGATGGCGATGTGTTTGAATTGGAGTTTAACATCAAAGACGGCTTCTCTGCTTTCACTGATGTAAAGACTATCTCTGATGGTTCTGTTTCTGCTGTACCTACTATCACTGTAGAGATTCCTAAGATGTCTGGTACTCACCGTGATGTATTGGAAGAGTTGGCTAACCCAAATGCTGAGATCGTAGCTTTCATTGAAACTGCTGCTGGTACTCACCACTTAGTTGGTTTTGACTACGGACTATTTGTTTCTACTGTTGATGGTGCTTCAGGTGCTGCTCGTGGTGACAAAAACCGTTACCAATTGACTTTGACTGGCGAGCAGTCTAGTCTTGCTTACGACATCACAGACGCTGAGTGGACTGACGTTGCTTAATAAGCAAAACTTGTAAATTAACACAAGGGGGGAGAGTTGATTAAT